GTATCTACGACTCCTCCAGACATGTCGCCATTGTAGATAAAGGATTGTCCTTTGTCTAGTTTAATTGCGAACTCGTCATCGTTTTCGTTTTTGAACGTTAGCGTCACATGGTTCGTATCGTCCAGATTCGTAAATCTCATATATCTTACGTCTCCTTCGATAAACGTACCTGAGCTATTAGCGGTACTCATCGCTACTACTTCTATTTCTGAAGTAGGAACTGTAAGTATTCGCTTATGAACCTCGTTAATACTGGAAATCGACAGGGTATTCGATGATCCCTGGTCGTATCCGTTTAACGAAATAGCTTCTGTTAACGTTACTGTTAATGTTGCTGCTGTTATTGTTGTTGCCATTTATTTTCCTTGTCCTCTGTATTTGGAACGTTTTGGAATCCTCTTCGAGTAGGATTTCGCATGTCGCCCTGGTCGTTTTTTTGGTGTTCGCTTATGGTAAACATTAACTCCCCATTTCGGGAGTTTCTTACTCATTAGTCTCTGTCAATTAAATCCCAACCTACTGCTCCGCCTATAGCTGCAGAAGTTTTAGGATGTTTCTTAATTTTTCTTTGTGCTAACCTAGTTCCTTTATGGATTTTCTGGGAAGCACCTGTTATGAATTTGCTAGTTCCAGCGTGGTGTTTTCCTGCGAATGCCGCAGCCTTTTTGGAACCTCTGCCTATCCATTTCTTACCTTTATAAAGCGTTTTTAGAATACGTAAACCTACGCTTCCTGCCGCTGCTATTGGTATCATGCTTAGTCTCCTTCTTTCTGTGTTGTTGCTGTACAAAACCCCCCTATTTGATCAATCGAGATCAATCTCGATGTGATCAGGGTAGATTTCAAACCCGTCGATTCGCTAAGGCGAATCGTCTTTCAATCGCTTGTCGCGATTGTTGTTGTTAAATATTTTTATCTCTGTCGCTAGTGACAGCGATAAAAATAATTGTTGTTTAAATTGCGGTTTGGTAGTCATTATACTCTGAACGAAAAATCATTGATATATTGATTACCGAATCGCTCTATAACCCTTGATAACATTGAGCTTATTGATTGATGATTGTCAAGTAGACACGTAGAAAGAGCTGTAATCCGAGCCTTATAGGGCTCACAGCTCAGAAAGGATATGATATGTTAACAAGTATAGTATTAGGTCTATTAGCTGTATGGTTGACTATTCTTATAGGATGTCAGTTAATAGGTATATTCTTAGGTTATAAGTTCTTCAAAGAAATAGCCAAAGAAAAATCAGATTGGAAGGTATAATGTATGACACTCGTACACAATATGTTCTATCTGATCGTTATATTCGCCATCTTAATGATGATGTAATACAACCTGAGATACCTGTCCCGCTGACCGACAGGAAATTCAAGAAGATAATATATAAGTTGTTTGGTCGCAAGCGTGAAACAACTTATAATAGAAAGGATAAATAATGGGTCAATTATATATTGATACTAATAAAGGGTCATCTGGTGATCCGTATCAGAAAGGAGATAATATGGCTAATGTAGTTAATACAGTTAAATCTGTATCTCAAAAAGTCTACAATAATGGTAAGACATATGCCGAGAATGTTAAAGAAGGTATATTTTTACCAGCTAAAGCATTGAAAAACCATAAAGAAGTTATGGATAAACTAGATGCTAACGATAAGAAGATGGATTTAATTCTATCTAAATTATCTAAATAAATAGATATTGGGTTATGCCCTAGCGTATGCAGGGCATAGCCCTAAAAAATTTTAAACTGAAAGGAATAGAGAGTATGAGAATACTAATATTAATACAATTGCTAGCAGGATTTATGTTAGCATTCATAGGTGTAATAATTATGTTTCACTTAGGTGAAGTATGGTTAGGACTAAGTATAAGTCTAGTAGGATTCTATGCAGTAATAAGAGCAACTACGAGGGATACCAATGTCTGATCCTACAATAATACAACTTGCAATAGATTCTGTATGGAGTACATTACAGAGTAAGGAGTTATATATAATAACACTTGGTGTCCTTGTTATGTGGGCAGTATTGCCAAGAAGGGAATAGAATGTATAGAGTGATACTCAAGAATAGATTTAGAGAGAGAGCTATCAATCTCGGAAGAGTTGTAAAGTTGATGTATCATCAACCATTTACAGGATCTATTCAGAGTGAACACATTAAATGGTGGAGAAACTATTTAATTAAATTTATTTATCTTGAAATATTGTATCCGAAGAAAGGATGGATAACATTAGTTAAGATAATGCGTGATGGGAAACCATCAGTAAGAGTCGTGACAAATCCAAGCACCTCTGGCAGGCGAGAGTTGCTTGTATTAAAAAAACTATATGGAAAGGAGAATGATAATGTCAAAAAGAGCGAAGAGAGACGAAAGAAATTTAGAAGCAGCAAAAAGAATAGCAAAGAATCTAATAGCTCATCGTCTATGGAATAATCGATCACAAACAGAAATGGGTGATGTGATAGGTGTTTCATTCCAACAATATCAGAAAATGGAAAAATGTCAGAATAGAATATATGCTGAAGATTTAGATGTAATATGTAAAGCAATGAAATGGGATATTACATTAATGTATTCTGATCCAGAAAATATGCTATTGGAATGGGTTAGTGATGCTCATCCAAATAGCAGAGTTAGATCTTATATCTATGATAAAATTAGAGATAAATGGTCTAAAACTGAAAAGATGGCAGATATACATTATAGCAGAAGAACTAAAGCGTATAATGTTATGACGAATAGAGAGGAGTAGAATGAATGGAATTTTTAATTTTGTTCGATTTATTGCTTATAGCGTTGCTGCTGTGACTATTAGGAAAGGTTGGAATTGGCTCACCGCTGATGTTGATCCAATTCCTGGTACAAAAGAGTTCGATCAAGAGTTCTACGCAGCAAAACAAAAGTATAATCGATTAAGAAAAAAGAAAGGAGAATACGATGAAGCGAGTAGAAAAATACGGTAATATGTTAATTAAAGGATTAACATTACCAGTAAGGATCGTAGTAGGTGTAGTCAATGCAGTCGAAAAGAATATGCCTGATACATTAGAATTTCCTTACGAAGTTAAAAAGAAAAGTGACAAGAAAGGAGATGTTATTGATGTCAAACCAATCAAAGACAACAGGATCTAAAGCTCCTACGAATGTTAGAGTTACTGAAAAAACAATGCCATTAACAAAATGGTTTATTGAACAGTATTATCAAACGTATGAAGCATGCAGTAAAGATCCAAGATATAAACAGTTACCACCATTTAATCAAACTTCAATGTTGGCTACTGTGTTCATAGCAACTAACGCTGCTCTAGATAAGAATAGAGAAAAGAGAGATGCTAAATCTACTGCTAAGAAACTTGAAGATATTAGTAAATCAGAAACTGTAATAGAAGAGATTACTAAAGTATCATAAATAAATTGGCATAAGCCCTATCTAGTGTAGGGCTTAAGCCCTAAAACTGAAAGGATATAAAATGGGAATGGATGTGTTTGGATTAAATCCAAAGATAAAAGAAGGTAGTGTTAAACCAGAAGAAATAGATTGGGGTAAAGCTACTCAAGAAGAAAAAGATAAATTTATTGAAGCTAAAAATAAATACGAAGATGAAAATGTAGGTACTTATTTTAGAAATAATGTATGGTGGTGGAGACCACTATGGAATTATGTTTATGACAGGACTGATGTTCTTACAGAAAAAGATTTCAATCTAGGTCATGAAAATTCTTACCATAAGATTTCTGCAACTAAAGCAGAAAGAATTGGTAAAGCATTATTAAAGGATATGGAGCATGCTAAAAAGGTAGAGAAAGAATATAAAGCAGATGTCATACCTAAAGACAAGTTTAATAAACTTTGTGAAAAAGCAGGTAATTATTTATATGATAATATAGTAGATAAATCAGATGGTTTAATAACTTGTCCAGGTGATATGAAAATACATGATCCTGTAAATTATAAAAAATGGACTATATTAGTTCAAATGGGAGGTGGATTACAATTTAATATGACTAGCTATCCATTTAGTGCAGAAAATGTAAAAGAGTTTGCTGAGTTCTGTTTAAATAGTGGAGGTTTTGAAATAGGGTAATATGAAAAATGATGAACAATTAAGAGTGTTAAATAAAGCTACTGACAAAGCCTTGAGAGTTGTAGAGAAAGAACGTCAAGGTAAACGAAGACACTATATAAACGAATGGTTTAGATGGGTTGAGTTAGTAGCTAAATACATTAAAAGGAGAATAAACTAATGAAAAACAAATCAATGAGTCAAATGAATAAAGAACGTAATCCACTACCTAAGTGGAAACTAGTGACATTTCATGAAGACGGAAAACAATTTACTACTTGGCATTATAAGAAACCTGATTTCGAATTAATGTATAAGAAAATAGGTTGTAATTTGTTAGAAATATCTCATGCATATATGCCAGAACTATCTAATAGAAAAGATGGTTATGTAGAATTTTATATGGATGAAGAATCTAAACTTAAAATGATGCCTACTGTTAATGCTAAGATAACTGCAGCATGGCTTGAATGGGTTTCCAAAACTGGAAGACAAACATTACCAAATGATTTTATTGCAGGTAAAGTATGTGTTATACAGAAAGTATCAGAGGAGGCAGCATGAACGAAGGAATGAAAAATCTAAAAGAGATCGAAGATCTACGTAAAGAAGTAGAATATCTTAAGAAGCAAATAAGTCTTATACAAGATAATCATAATATAGAACTGATGGAAAAAGATCGTAAAATAACAGATCTAGCAAACATTAATGTTTCTCATCAACAAACCAATGGTGATCTTAGAGTTCTGAATACTCAATTGTTAAGAGAGAATGATAAGATGAAAGAAGTTATTAATAAAACAGTTGATAGACTTAGAAAGAATGGTGGAATGTGATAACAATAAATCCAGCTGAAGAAATGGCTAAAACCAAAGAAGAATTAGCTGATTGTAAAGAATCTATTTCTGTGTTAAGTAATGCTATAAAATGTGGATTTTTATATGATAAGCATTCATTGATAATTCAGAAATGGTTAAAAGAATATAAAGATCGATATGAATATTTAGATCATATATTGGAAGGACAAATAGATGAACGAAGGAAATGAAAGAACTCTTAGAGCAATGGTTGCGACTAAGCAGTTAGAAATAGATAAACTAAAACGTAAAATAAAGGAGATGGAAAATGATAACTCCAGACAGCGAAGTACTCAGACTAGAAAAACGTCAAAGAGGACTTCAAAGAGTAGCAACAGCGATCAATGATTTAACTATATACGGAATATATCCCACAAATTTTCCGAAGTTAACTCAAGTATTAGAACATGCTAAAGATCATGTTAAAGCTGAAATTAATGCCACAAAGAAAAGAATAATAGAAGTTGGTGGTCAATCAGTTGAAGAAGTTTATACTAATCCATTAGATAAAGATCCAGTACATAAAACTGATGTAGATCTTATGGATGTTGTTAAACAAAATAAAGAATCAGAAGATTCTAATCAAATTCACGATGAGTGAACAAAATTCTACAAAGTTGAATGGTAAATCGATCACGTGGTCGTTCTGTTACTAGAACATTAAAACCTTGTAACCGCTTTGTAGATAGAGCCAGGTGGGAGACTGCCTGGTTCGCTAATGTAAAGTATGTTTTGGCTTAGACCACAAAAACATTTCATGATCATTTTCCTCAAACTTATTCATAATATCTATAGGAATTGCAGATCCTTCTTCTTCAAAAACTAATTGTAAATGAGTACTGTAGATGATGGCTAAAGCCATTGCATCTGCAGCTCTTATAGATATATCAGGATGTTGTTTATGAATGAAATCTCCTATAGCATTAGGGTTTATATTCTTGATAAATTTTTGAGAATATAACTGTTTGCTTTTAGGAAATTTAAATATTTTAGCCATAATGAATACACCTCTGGCGAGGATAAAGTATTTTATAATTTGGGTTGCATGATAAAGTCAATATGTTTCTTAATGAGAGGTACAAGTTTATGATAAACTGTAGTCCATAACATAGTATCATCATAGAAAAAGTCATATTTCCACATTTCATCCTTATGCTTGTAGAAAGTCTTTGCTACATTTAGTGGGTCGATCTCTATTTTTTCCCAGAATTTGCGTTCAGAAAGACCACAAGTATGTAAGTAATGATGGTGTAAAAAACATAAGGGAATAGTCCATTGATCACCTACTTTTTGAGATATACCTCTATGCTGAGCATAGGTTATATGGTGAGCTTGACAAGGAGTATCTTGGCAAAGGATACAAGACTGATCTGCTATCCATTTAAGATATTTGCGGTCTTTTAACCTTAGTTCCTTGTCTTCTGATTGTGTGTCTGACTTTTTTATACCCATAATAAACTGCTAATCTAGATAAACCTTCATGTACATAGTTAGACATTTTACGTTCAGTTGTGCCTAGTATGTTTGCAATTTCAATAATACCATAATTGTAATGACAAAATAACTTCATAATCTGAGCAAGGTGTTCACCTATTTCTTCATCAACTTCTGCAACAGCTAAAGCTGCACCCATTTGCATAGACATAAAATCAGTATTATTATTATCAATACGTTCTTTAATAACATTGCCTGTTCCGCCACCTTGTAATTCACACATTAATCGGTATCTAGAACCAGCTTCATATTCTTCTATGGATATGAGCTTACGATGAAACATATACATAAGACGAGATTCTCTTATGTTTAACCAAACCTTTTTTTTCTCTAATATTGTAGATATGAGTTCTGGTTTTTCTAGCTGCCGCATTTATATCCTTTTAATGCTTGATTCACGTAGTGTTTAAAGCGTTGATTAGATTGATAAAAACGAATCAGACGATACACTCTATTTTTATGTTTGCAACCATGAAAACGAGCAATCAGGCTTTTGCTCCCCCACCGCTGTGTAGGTAGCAATAGCCAACATAAGATAATAGATAAGTTATATTTGTTATACTCATCTTTATCTTTTATTGGTTTTTTTCCCTTCAAAGTATCAAGGGATATGTTATAAGTACTACATAAGTACTTTTGAATATTAACAATCATATGGAGGAAATTATGTTGAAAGTTATAAAACATCATTCAGCTTCTGCTGGTAATACGTTTATTGATTGTCCGCAAATGTGGATCATAGAAAAAATATACGGATTCGAAACGGAAGAGAATGCAAGAATGAAGATGGGACATGCTGCGGAAGAAGCAGCTCATCATGCATTAGTAAATCAAATCACTGATGAAAATGATATAATAAATAAAGCTAAACATCAATACCTGGAAGAGCATAAAGGTAGTAATGATGATGATGAATGTGAATGGTCTGCTAAAATAGCAAACACATTTGTTAAAGAGTTAAAACAGTATGGTAAACTATTGCATTATCAGAAAGAATATAATGGTCCATATAAGGATCTAGCTCTACCAATAGTTGCAAAGACAGACTTTGAGTTCAATGATTATATCGTTGATACTAAAGCTACTGCTAAAGTTTGGAGATATGCTCCAACTGCAGCAGATAGAAAACAAGGGAGAAAGGGAAGAATTAATCATAACTATCACCCTAAACCCGATCATTTAAGGCAGCAGTTCTTATATCGTGAGTTATTCAATAAAGAATGCTTACTGTTATATGCATCTGCTTGGGATAATCATACATCTGATTTAGGAGATCATGTAGGATACCTAGAAACATTGATACAAGCCTTTAAATCGATAGAACATATCTTAAGTATTGCAAAAACAAAGGAAGACGTTGTCCGAATGTTTCCTTTGACATTCGACAACTGGAGGTGGAGATATACCCCAGGTGCTGAATCGTTTGCAAGAAAGATATGGCATGATGCCTGGAAATGAGGTATAAATGCAACGAATAGGTAGTATAGTTAAACAATTAAATATAAGGAGAAAAATGGATAACTTAGAAACATTTGAATGCTCACATAAAAGATCATTCGCATCAAGAGATGGTGGCGGTAAATATAGTATTTACGTTACCAAAGATGATGGTAATGATATGACTATTTATGGTGAAGCAGTAGGTGCTGAAGGATGGCAGAAAGGTGCAAGATTAAAAATAACTGCACTACCTGCTAGACAAAGCAAGAATGGTAAATGGTATCAAACTGCTAAATCAGTTGAGTTACTAGGTGGCGAAGTTGCTACTAGTGTTCCAATACCAGCTACTACTCAAGCTGCACCAAATAAATCTGGTCAATGGGAAGAAAAATATAGATTGACTATGAGCAATTTATTAGCTGCGTCTTTATCATCAGGTAAAGAAGTAGATTTTGGTCAAGTTGATAAATATGTCAGGATGATTTTATCTGCAAAAGCAGATGAATTTGAAGACCAATTTTAAATGAATTGCTATACTTACGAATCATCTCCCTCTTGGTATAGCGTGACGAGTGGGTTCAACATAGAACAAATAAAATAGACATGAGCCCACTTTGTCATTTAATGAAAGGATTATATGATAGAACTATTAATGATATTAATAACACCAAGTGAAATTAATCCACAAAAGTTAGGAGTAAAATATGTCTTAAAAGAAACATTTGTTGATTATCAAAGTTGTGCAACATATGTAAAAGATAATATTTATATGAAACCTGGTGATAAAAAATATGAAGGAATCTTTTATAAGATTGACGATAAAGAATATAAAGTTTATTTAACTTATTGTAAACCCGTGGAGAAAAAATGAAATGGAATATAAACTTTTCAAGTTACAATTGGAGTCTTTCCATTATACGACTTGGAAGAAAGATAAAAAGGTACGTGAAGCATTTATTCACTACAAAAGAACAGGAGAAATAAAATATGATAACGGAAGACAGATTGGAAAAAGCATTAGCTTATCTTGCTCAAACAGATGAAACGAGTGCAGAAGCAAGTGCCAATGTAAAATATCTAGACAGACTTCTTAAAAGAAGAAAGGCTTTATTCATTACAGGTGAAAAGAGTCTTAAGAGTATATCTGCTAAAGAGCAGGCGTACTATGCATCAGAAGATTATGAAAAAGCTGTTCAAGAAATCTATGATGCAGAAGTAAAAGCTAGTACTCTTGAAAATAAGAGAGATAAAGAAGGTATGGTAATAGATCTCTTTAGAACATTAGAAGCAAGTAGAAGGAAACATAATATATGAAATATATAATAATAGTATCTACATTATTTTTATTGAGTGCTTGTTCGGTAGGACAAAAGTGTACCTATACGCAGGATGGCACTAAAATTAAATCTTATGTATGGTTTTATAAAGAAAAACCAATTGATCTTGATAAGGAAAATTGTAATTGATTTATAAGTTTAAAATTTGGGTTTGGAGTCCTATGGTTTGTGAAATAAACTTATCAGCTATGACTGATGAAGAAGCTCTTAGGACTTTCAAAGCCTTAGACTTAAATAGTTTTCAATGGAAAAGAGATGAGATGTTACATAATAGAACAACTTATGAAGTAATCAAAACAGATGAGACCACTAAAAACAGTACCATCATCTCAGAGTGAAAATGATTTACCTGAGTCTAAACTTTGGTTTGCTGTGATAGTACAGGCTCTTACAGATGCTGCTTATGCAGGTAATCGTAGAGAACCTTTATATAATAAACGAGAAGCCATACAATGGATGAAAAACGAAGGTTATGATTTTAAAATGGTATTTCATTATGCGGGTTACGAATTTGATTATGCTACGAGAAAAGTTCGTAAACTCTTATCTTCTGTAGAATATCAACTTAATAAAACTCAATTAGCTATTTTAACTAAGAAGAAGTTTACACCTAGAGTAAGAACTGATACAAGATATAAACTGAGCTTTTAATATGACAGATACTAGTATATTTAAAGATGTTACTTATGATTCACTTAATAGACAGGTAGATGGTGACCATTATCGCAGTTTTAAAATTCAGCCTGCTCATTTTATTAATGAGAATGAATTATTATTTGCGGAAGGTAATGCTATTAAGTATATTTGTAGACATGCTAAGAAAGGCAAGCGTAAAGATATAGAGAAAGCAATACATTATTTAGAAATGATTATAGAAAGGGATTATAACGATGGGTCATTTTAGCGGATTAAATAAAGAGAATAAAGAACTAAAAATATATAGACCCTTTGGTCCATCAATAGGTCATTGTAAATTACCTCAGGATCTTATTGATGATTTTAATAAAGATTGCGATAGCATTGTTGCTAGTAAAGAGAAAAGTAAGCTGCATGATTTCTCTGATGATCTAGTAGGTAATGTCAAACAAGAGTTAATTATTAGTCCAGAAGTATTTGAAAAATGGGCTCCATATTTTCAAAAATTAGCTAGTGCTTATATTCAAGCACATCCTGATAATGCTCATGAACTTCAGAAAATAGTATTTAAATCGGGTTGGTATGTAAGAACCTTTGCAGGTGATTTTAATCCCTTACATTATCACACGAATTGTCATATGTCCTGTGTAGGGTATTTATCTTTACCTGAAGGTATACAAGAAGAGTGGGATAGAGAGGATAAAGATCATTATCCAACTGCTGGTGGTATTGAAATGCAGTATGGACAAGTCCAATTATTTTCAACTAACACAGTAAGAATCCGCCCAAAGGTTGGAGATTATTATCTTTTTCCTTGGTGGATGTATCATATGGTATATCCTTTTAGAACAAAAGGAGAACGTAGATCTTTTAGTTTTAATGTTTTTGGTGAACCTAGGGAAACCAATAAATCAAAATCTAAACTAATAGTTTAGGGGTTGACTTTTTTTAAGAAACAATTATATATTAAAGTATCTAATAACGGGAACCTTTTAGAATTGACATGGCTAATTGGTTATTAGATGTTGGATTACATAGATACTCCTGTCGTTAATGTCAAAAGACCCCGAGTTTATAGCTCGGGGTTTTTTTATTTAATCATCCTCATCTTCTTTTGATCTAACTTTACCAAAAATAATAGTGTAATTTAGTTTGGTAGAATCTTTAAAAGATTCACCAGATTGAAAGGGTTTAGTAGAAACACCAACTTTATGTCTTACATTTTCACAAGCTGCAAGTAACAAACTTATAAATAAAAACATTGTTAAATATTTCATCTTTATTTGTTTCGTTTCTTTTTCTTAGGTTTAATTTTGCTAATTTTATTTTCAATGTTTGAAATTTTTTCCTTAACTAAAACCATATCATTACTTAATTTAAATGTTTGGGATAAATTCCAACCACCTAAAGCTAATAAAATTCCAAGTAACGCTACTACTATTTTTTCATTCATTATTTTGTGTATCCTTGTGTGTCATATTTGTCTTTTACAATCTTAACTATTTTAGTAGAACCCATGTATTCTTCTAATATTGCATCGACTTCACCACAAGCCATACGAACATTTTGAGGGTTTACACTTCTCTCAACTGTTCTTTTCATTTTTAAGCATGTGCTCATCTTTTGGTCTTTAATATAGGTATGCTCTATAACACCACCTTGATAAAACATACAAAGAGCTATTACTCCACTAGTTATGACTTCCATTGTCCCTCACTTTATCTTTTAATTTTTCTAAATCGTTCATAAGTTTTTCTACATCTTTTTGTAGTCTTTCGATGTTTACTTTGTTGTGCATCATAGATTCCATCTGTTCTTGAATCTTCTCAATATCTTTTATGGAATCTTCGATTAACAAAAATTGCTCTGAGTCTGCAGGTAAACTTCCCATCTCTCCTCTGGGCCACTTAATAGAAAACTCAACAGCTTTTTCTAAGTCTTTAGACATCAATTCTATTTGAGTAGCGTGGTTATTTAACTTTTCAGTTATACCAAAGTATGCCCAAACACCTATAGCAACAGCTGCTATGATGCTGATTAAGTTCTTAATAGGCATTGCTATGTTTGTTGATTCGCTTACTTTCATATCCAATTTATTACCTTAAATACTAAATAGAGTGTTATAAATGTAAACATTGCCATCATTTGTATATCGTAAGGATGATTAATCATTTCTTATTATTGGCAATGATGCTCCTGAATTATGATAACATTTTAAACATGATTGTGTATGATCTGGAAAGACCACATAAATCTGTTTATTTGCTATCGGTTTCTTGCACCATTTGCATTTTTTTTTGTTTTTTCTTTTTGAGTTCATCAAGTTCATTATTAGCTTTATGTAGATCCTCTGCTGCATACTCTAGTTTTTGTAGAGTTCGCTTAAGAGAGGAGTCTTTCATTTTACAAGCATCTTCTAACTCATTAACTTGTTCTTTGAGTAGTCGTACTTGTTCTTTGTATTCGTTAATAATTTCTTGATAATCTGGTTGTTCCATTACTTCTTAGAAGTTGGTCCACTTCCTCTAAAGATTTGTGTACCTTTAATTCCAAAAATACTTGCTACAACAAGAATCCATAGATTCGTAAACCATTTTGGAAGAGAATGAAAATACTCAAAAAAGAGTTTAACCT